AAGGTCAACGGCAAGGTCTTTATACAGAATATCCTGTTTGCGGTTTATGATGGGATTCATAGCGGAGCCTCCTTCCGGCAGGATGTTTTTTGAAAAGGTGTACTGTCTATTATAACGACAAATGTTTCCGAGTTGTTACAAAATGCGGGAAAATTTGGACGGAATTTTGACATTTGTTTAAAAATCGACGGAAAAGTTGACGGCTGGGGCGAAAGTGAAAATCCCCTCAGGCCATCGCTTCGCTCGGCCAGCTCCCCTGCAAGGGGAGGGGGTGTCTCCGGTTTTCCACATTTCAACAAACCCTGTCTATCGTGCTATTTTGTGGGTTTGCACGGGGTTTTCCACAGTTTCAACATGGTTTTCCACATTTCCACAGTGGAAAGATGTCGAAAACCTGTGCAAAATGTGGAGAAAGCCCGCCGCGGCGGGATTTTTTGCGGTTCGTTCAAAGTTGTTTCACACGCTGTTCATTTTTTGGGAGCATGCTATAATAGTTACAAAAGATAAGGAGGAGGCATTCCCTATGAAAGAGACGACACAGCCGCCGAAGGACCCCAAAAAGAAGCTTTGGATCGGCTACGCGGTCATTCTGGCCATCGTCATTTTAAGCAATGTTTTCCTGTTCCCGGCTGTGATGCAGGCGAGCGTGAAAAGCGTGAACTACAGCACCTTCCTGCAAATGCTGGAGAGCAAGGAGCTGGCCACCGTCCAGATCGAAGATCAGCAGATCTACTTTGTGGACAAGAACGACAATTCCTACAAAACCAACGCCATTGCGCAGGACAACAACCTCGTCACCCGGCTGGAGGATGCGGGGGTGGAGTTCGGCACGGTTTATCAGTCGCCCACGATCTGGGATTCGCTGCTGAACCTGCTGATCTCGTTCCTGCCGATGATCATCCTGTTCTGGTTCGTCAACCGCTGGGCGTCCAAAAAGATGCAGGAGATGGGCGGCGCCGGCGGCAACGCCATGCTGTTCGGCGGCAAGTCCGGCGCGAAGCAGTATGTGGTGGACGATGAGACCGGCATCAAATTCAACGATGTAGCGGGCGAGGACGAGGCCAAGGAGAGCCTGCAGGAAATTGTAGACTTCCTGCACAACCCCAAAAAGTATGAGGAGATCGGCGCGAAGATGCCCAAGGGCGTCCTGCTCGTCGGCCCTCCGGGCACCGGCAAAACGCTGCTGGCCCGCGCCGTGGCCGGTGAGGCCGGTGTGCCGTTCTTCTCCATCGCCGGCAGTGAGTTTGTGGAGATGTTCGTCGGCATGGGCGCGTCCAAGGTGCGCGACCTGTTCAAGCAGGCAGGTGAAAAAGCGCCCTGCATCGTCTTTATTGATGAGATCGATACGATCGGCAAGAAGCGTGACGGCGGCTCCAACCTTGGCGGCAACGACGAGCGTGAGCAGACGCTGAACCAGCTGCTGACCGAGATGGACGGCTTTGACGCCACAAAGGGCGTCGTCATCCTGGCGGCGACGAACCGCCCGGAATCCCTGGACCCTGCGCTGACCCGCCCAGGCCGTTTTGACCGCCGCGTGCCCGTCGAGCTGCCCGATCTGAAGGGCCGCGAGAGCATCCTGCGCCTGCACGCTAAGAAAGTCAAGCTCGGCCCCGACTGTGACTTTGGTGTTGTGGCCCGCATGACGCCCGGTGCGTCCGGCGCCGAGCTGGCTAACATCGTGAACGAGGCCGCGCTCTGCGCTGTGCGCCATCACCGCAAGGCCGTGACCCAGTTCGACCTGCAGGAGGCCGTGGACACGATCCTGGCCGGTGCGCAGAAGAAGAACAAGATCCTCAACAATAAGGAAAAGTGCATCGTCTCCTACCATGAGGTCGGCCACGCGCTGGTGGCGGCCTTGCAGACGAACAGCGCCCCCGTGCAGAAAATTACCATTGTGCCGCGCACGTCCGGTGCGCTGGGCTTCACCATGCAGGTGGAGGACGGCGACCACACGCTGATGACGAAAGAGGAGATCCTGAACAAGATCGCGACGCTGACCGGCGGACGCGCGGCGGAGGAGCTGATCTTCCACTCCATCACGACGGGCGCGTCGAACGATATTGAGCAGGCCACCAAGCTGGCCCGCGCACTGGTCACCCGCTACGGCATGACCGAGGATTTCGATATGGTCGCGCTGGAGACTGTGAACAACGCCTACCTGGGCGGCGACGCGAGCCTGGCCTGCAGCGAGCAGACGGCGGCTCAGGTCGATGCCAAGGTCGTGGAGATCGTACAGGCCGAGCACCGGAAAGCGTACCAGCTGTTGGCCGACAACAAGCGCAAGCTGGACGAAATTGCCCAGTATCTGTACGAAAAAGAGACGATCTCCGGCGAGGAGTTTATGCGCATTTTGAACGCACAGCCGCAGTTACCGGCGGGGCCTTCGGCAGATTCCACAAATCAGGCGCAATAAATTTGTGCGGTTGTTGCTGGTTTGCCCCTTGACGGAACCGCTGTGGGCTTGTATGATAAGAACACAAAACTTCCCAGTGAGAGGGGGAAAACGGAATGACCTTTGAAGAATTGCAGGATCTGCTGGCAGAGCAGTTCAGCTGCGACACGGGCGATTTGAGCCGCGGCACAGCGCTGGCTGACCTGGGCGCCGACCATGAGGATATGATCGAGCTGGCGTGGGCACTGGGCGAGGCAATCGGCGAGGAGATCGACGAGAGTGAGCTGAGCGAGGATTTCACCATCGGTGAGCTGTGGCGTTTTGTGCGTGACAAGGAAGAAAACGCACAGGAGTAAAACAAACGAAGGGCCTGCCTTTTGGGGCAGGCCTTTTTGGTATGCAGGTGTGTAAACGAACGGGCGCGCATTCCCGTAGGGGCGGATTCCATATCCGCCCGGGAGGTTTGCGGCGGCGCGAAGTGCGCGGGCGCATATAGAATGCGCCCCTACGGTCAGGCAGATACGGAAAGCGGGAATCATGAAAAACACAAAAACCAAGCGCATGCTGGCGGTGACGGCGCTGCTGGCCGTGGGGCTGGCGCTGATGCTCTACTACGCGGCGCACAAGCAGGGCTACCATGTGGACGAGCTGTACACCTATGAGCTGGCAAACTATCCCGGCGGGTTCTACGCGCTGGAGGACGGCTATATGGACAGCTGGCACGACGGCAGCTTTTACAGCGCTGCCCTGACGCCGGGCCGCCTGTTTGACTATACCATCCCGTGGAACAACCAGAAGATCGATGTCCACCCGCCGCTCTACTATTGCCTGATCTATACGGCGGAGTCGCTGTTCCCGCAGCTGGGTCTGCCGTGGGTGGGGCTGCTGCCGAACTTTGTCTGCATCCTGGCGGGCGCGGCGGTGCTGTACTGCACGGCGAAGCGGCTGATCGGGCGGTTCTGGCCTGCGTGGACGGCGGCGGCCTGCTGGCTGCTCTGCGTCGGCGTGCAGGGCATGGCGGTGTTCACCCGGATGTACAGCCTGATGATGCTGGAGGGCATCGTGCTTTTGTACTGCCATGTGGTTTTATGGCAGGCGCTGCAGGCGGGGCAAAAGCCGCCGCGGGCGGTCTGGCCGGGTCTGTTTGCGGTCACAATGGCCGGGGCGCTGACGCAGTATTTCTTTTTGGTGTTCTGCTTTTTCGTCTGCGGGTTGTTCGGCGTCTGGCTGCTGGCTGCGCGGCGGTTCAAGACGGCGGGCGGCTATGTGATCACCGAGTTTGCCGCACTGGCTGCGGCGTATGCGGCCTTCCCCACGATGAAGGCCCATATCTTCTCCGGCTCCCGCGGAAAAGAGGCGTTTGCGAGCGTCTTTGACCTGTCGGCGCTGGCGGAGTGGGGCAGGAGCATCGGCACGGTGGTGCAGCTGCTGGCGGCCCAGTTCGGCGGGCTCTGGCTGTGGGCCGTGGTTGTGGCTGCCGCGGCGGTGGTGCTGTGGCGGCGCGGCTGCCGTCTGCGCGGCAAGGGCCTGTTTGCCGCCGGGCTGCTGCTGGCGTCGGCGGGGTACGTGGCGCTGATCGATAAGGCCGCGCCGTTTGAGGCGGATCGCTACTATGTGGTGATCTACGCCGCTGTGGTGCTGGCTGTGGCTGTGGTGCTGGCCAGGCTGGCCCCGCAGCACGAGACCCTGCTGCTGCTGGCACTGGTGCCGATCCTTGCGGCGCACCGGACCGACCCCAACGCCTACCTGTATGAGGACGCCGCCCCGCGCAAGGCTGCGCTGGCCGACACCGAGAGGCTGCCCGCCGTTGTGCTGAACAAGGCGGGGTATGAGGTCGCGCCCGACCTGTTCTTGGAGGAGTTCGCCAAGCGCGAGGCCGTTGACCAGGCAAGCGGCGAGGACGATGCCGCCAGCCTGCGCGCGGCGGTGGAAAGCCGGGACCTGCACGGCGGATTCTTGCTGTACGGCTACATTTACGACGCCGACGAGCTGCGTGCCCTGGCCGAGGATACGCTGGACGTGGAAAAAATCGAGCTTGTGACCGACGGGGAACGGTGCCCGGTGTATTATATTGAGCTGAAGTGAGGAAAAAAGGCTTCCCCCGAGGGGGAAGCTGTCGCCGCAGGCGACTGATGAGGGCAGAGTGAAGGGGGCAACCCTTGCACTGGTAATGGCGGAAGGCCGGCCCGCATCCGGCGCTTCGCGCCACCTTCAGTCTACGCGCTAAAAGCCGCCTTCGGCGGTTGCGCTCCGACACGCGCTTGCGAGCGCAGCCCCTCGGGGAAGGCTTTTTAGAGAAAAGGGGGCGTGTATGCTTTCTAAAAAAAGAAACGGCTGGCTGTGGGTCGTGATGCTGTTTGCGGTGTGCGCCGTTGTGTACGGGGTGCTGAGCAGCTACCCGCGGGAGCTGGCCGTCTACAGCGACGAGCTGCGGTATCTGGATGTGGCGCGCAGCCTCTTGCAGAGGCGCGGGCTGCGGGTACGCAATATGCCCAGCGACTACCAGAAGATTCTATACCCGCTCTGCATCCTGCCGGCGCTGCTGCTGAAAACCACCGCCGCGCAGATCACGGCCATCGGCTGGCTGAACGCCGTATATATGGCAAGCGCGGTGTTCCCGGCCTATGCGCTGGCACGGGCCATGGGCATGAACCGCCGCCGCACGGCGTTTCTCGTCGGCGTTACGGCGGTGCTGCCCACGATGTCCGCTGCGAGTACGTTTATGAGCGAGACGGTGTTTCTGCCACTGTCGCTGTGGCAGGTGTATTTTTTCCTGCGGGCGATGCAGGCAGAGCCGAAGGCCCGCGTGGGCTGGTGCGCGGCGGCGGGGGCGTTCTGCTACCTGCTGTATCTGAACAAGGAGGTCGCGCTCTATTATCTGATCGCCTGGGTGCTTGTGCGCACGTGGGTCTGGTGGCATGACAAGGCGTCGTGGCGGGCGGAGCTGGCCTGCAATGCCGCGCTGCTGGGCAGCTTTCTGGTCTGCTTTCTGCTGGCCAAGGCGACGCTGTTCCGCGGGCTGGGCAACTCCTACAACCAGACCGGCTGGCTGACGGCGGAGCAGTGGCGCTTTCTGCCGTTTGCGCTGGTGTGCGACGCGCTGTTTGCCGTGCTGGCGTTCTGGGTGTTCCCGGTGCTGCTGCCGCTCTGCGGGCTGCACCGTCCGCGCAGAGGCAGCGATGCCCGCCGCACCCAGCTGCCGCTCTTTTTGCTGCTGTCCCTTGGCATCGGCGTGGCGGTCATTGCGTGGTCCATCACGGTGCGCGAGGATTTAGGCTCGCCGTCGCCGCGGCAGCATACGCGGTATCTGGAGCCGCTGCTGATCCCGCTGCTGGCGGTGACGCTGGACACGCTGGATGAAAAGCTGACCAAAACGCGCCGCCGGATCTTGGCGGCTTTGACGATAGTCTGGGGCGTGCTGTTTGTGGCCGTCTGCCGGGCCATCGGCGCGGGCGCGGGCGACAACACCCTTTTGCAGTGGTTTGACTTCGTGGCGGACCGCACGGACCGCCTGCCCGTGCTGGGGCAGGGGGCGTGGCTGGCGGTGTGGCGTGCAGTGATTGCGGTTGGCGTGGCCGTGCTGGGCGTGCTGCTGGTGCGCCGCAGGGGCCGCCGCGTGCTGGCCGGTGCGGCGCTGGTGCTCTGCGTGCTGTGCTACGCGGGCGAGTGGCGCATCAACCGCTGGACGTATGAGGTCCCCGCCGGGACCGCACAGCAGGCGTCGGCGCTGAACGACACGCTGGCGGAACTGGACGGCAGAGTCTTGTTTATCCCCTACGGCGTGCGCCAGCGGGACAGCCAGCTCATAGAAACGTATGTCGCGCGGGATGTCTATATCGTCGAGTATGAGACGCTTTTGCAGAGCGGTGCGCTGGCAGACGGCGTGCTGGACCTGACCTCCGAGGCCGTCGGGCCGGAGTACCCGGGCAGGGCATATACCGATTTGGACGCGGCAGACTGGGTGCTGGCAGCGGACGGCGTGCCGGTGGATACGAGCGCGTTGGAAAAGGCGGACGCGGCGTGCCCGGCGGGGTATGTGCTGTATCGGAATTTGGATGCACAGAGGGTCAGGTTTGCGGTATCGTGAGCGGGCACGGGCGGATATGGAATCCGCCCCTACGAAAAGGTGTATGCCGATACAATAATCCTTTTGCGGCAGACGGCATTGTGTGGAATCCTCCCGCACGAAAAGGTGTATGCCGATACAGGCCCACGTGCTTTTCCGCGCCGCAGACGGCTACGGGTCGTCGGGGACGCCGACCCCTACAGACGTAGGGGCGGACCCCGTATCCGCCCGCGGAGGTCTGCGCTGTCCTGACCCGCAAAAATTGCTTCCTCTTTTTCCAAGAGGGGGCTTTTTTTCTTGCGATTGGCGGCGCGGTGTTGTATAATCTTTATTATGTAGAACTGTGTGCAGAAAAGGAGCTTTCCATGGAAAAACTGCTGGTTTTTATCCCTGCTTATAACTGCGAAAAGCAGGTCACGCGGGTGCTTTCGCAGCTGTTGGATCAGCGCATTGCCCCGTGGGTGGGGGAGTGCATCGTCGTAAACAACCGCTCTGCCGACGGCACCGAGGCCGCCGTGCAGGACTGGATGGCCCGCCACCCCGACGCGCCGGTCCGCCTGCTGCGCAATGACCAGAACTACGGTCTGGGCGGCAGCCACAAGGTCGCGTTCGGCTATGCGGCGGCCCACGGGTACGAGCATCTGGTCGTGCTGCACGGCGACGATCAGGGCGCTATTGCGGACCTGCTGCCGATTCTGAACGACGGCACCTACAAAAAATACGACTGCTGCCTTGGCTCCCGCTTTATGAAGGGCAGCAAGACCGGCGGCTACAGTGCGCTGCGCACCTGGGGCAACTACGGCTTCAACTGGCTCTTCAGCTTAGTGGCCCGCAAAAAAATCACCGATCTGGGCAGCGGGCTGAACCTGTATGCCGTGGAACCGCTGAAAAACGAGTACTACAAAAAGTTCCCGGATACGCTGTATTTTAACGACTGCATGATCCTGGCGCTCTGCCAGATGAAGCAGCGGGTGCTGTTCTTCCCCATCAGCTGGCGGGAGGAGGATCAGGTCAGCAACAACAAGCTGACGAGCTTCGGCATCAGCCTGCTCAAGCTCTGCGGCAAGTATCTGGCCGGGCCGCGGGCCTTTGTGGAGCGCGAATGGCGCGAGAAAATCATTGAAGATTACAGCTACGAGGTCGTAGCTTCCAACCTGTAAGGAGGGCTTTGGTATGAAGATTCTGGTGACGGGCGCTGCCGGGTTTATCGGCGGCCAGCTGTGGCATACGCTGTGGAAGCGCGGGGACGAGGTCGTCGGCATTGACAACTTCTCCTACGGCAATCCGGACAACCTGAAGTTTGACGACCATGATTTTGGCGCAGAGGTGCGCAGAATGGACATCCGCGACAAGGCCGGGATGCTGGCTCTGTTCGAGGCGGAAAAGTTCGATGTTGTGTATAACATTGCGGGCATTGCGCCGCTGCCGGACTGCCAGAGCGACCCCGTGCAGGCCATTGAGGTCAACACCCTGGGTCTGGTCAACCTGCTGGAGGCGGGCCGCCGCACCGGCATCAAACAGCTCGTGCAGGCATCCACCAACGCCATGTACGAGAACGAGACCGAGTTCCCGACGGTGGAGGGTAAGTTCAACCCGCCGACGCTCATTTACCCGAACACGAAATACTGCGGTGAGCGCTTTGCCCAGAGCTTTGCCGACACCTACGGCATGACTGTGACCTGCCTGCGCTTTGCCAACGTCTACGGCCCGCACATCGACTGCCTGCGCAAGCAGCCGCCGTTCGTCGGCTACATGATCCGCGAGCTGTACTATGACCGCACGCCGGAGTTCCACTCCGACGGAAACCAGCGCCGCGATTACATCTACGTGGATGATTTGATCGCGCTGGCGCTGCGCGTCGTCGAACACCCGCAGAAGGGCTTTGACGCGGTGAACGTGTCCAGCAACCAGAGCTATTCCGTGCGCGAGCTGTACGCCATTGCCAACCGCCTGATGGGCAAAAATATTGAGGCCAAATACTGCCCGAGCAGCCATTACTGGGCCAAGTACCCCGAGTTGTACGGCGGGGCCTACGGCATCAAACCGGAGATCTTGGACCACGAGGTCAACAAGTTCAGCCAGTGCGACAACACCCACGCCCGCGAGGTCTACGGCTGGCAGCCGCAGGTCGATATTGAGACGGGGCTGGGCAGAGTCATTGAGGCCGAGACGCGGATGCTGGCGGGACTGGAAAAGTAAAAAGGCTTCCCCATCGGGGGGGAAGCTGTCGCCGCAGGCGACTGATGAGGGCAGAGTGAATGGAGCAACTCTTCTGCGGAAAATTGCACAGGCAATGGCGGCAGGTCGCCCCTCATCCGGCGCTGCGCGCCACCTTCCCCCGCAGAGGAAGGCTTTTTGAAAAGAGGTACATCATGTCTAAACTTCACCTGATTCTCCCCATGGCCGGCAGGGGCAGCCGTTTTTTTAAAAACGGCTTTGTCTGCCCGAAACCGCTGATCGAAATTAACGGAAAGCCGTTCTTTTACTGGGCGGCGCGCAGCGTGGAAAAGTTTGTGGACTGCGCGGACCTCACGTTTGTGGTGCTCGAGGAGCATATCCGCGACTTTGCCATCGACGAAAAGATCAAGGCGTACTGGCCTGCGGCCCGCATTGTGGCGCTGCCCGAGGTGACCGAGGGCGCGGCCGTCACGGCGCTGAAGGGCTGCGAGGGCCTGCCAGACGGTGAGCCGATTTTGTTCAACGACTGCGACCATCTGTTTGTTTGCAGGGCGTTCAACGAGTTCTGCGCTAAGGGCGGCTTTGCAAACGGCCCGGCGGGCGCACTGCTGACGTTTGAGAGCGATTCCCCCGCGTACAGCTATCTGCAGTACGGCGCGGACGGCAATGTCTGCCATACGGTGGAAAAGCAGGTCGTCAGCCATGATGCCATCTGCGGCGCGTACTATTTCAAGGATAAGAAAACCTACGCCGACGCCTGCGCCGAATACCTGAAAAACTGCGAGTACAAGGAATTTTTTGTCTCCGGCATTTACAATGTGCTGGCCGCGCAGGGCGCAAGAATTGCGGGCTTTGCGTGTGATTTACATCTGCCGTTCGGCACGCCGGACGAGTACCGCGCGGCGGAGGCACCCGCCAATAAGGCCGGTTTTGACGCGCTGACCTGAAGGAGTAAGAATGAAAACACCTGCAAAAAAGCGAACGGCGGCAGAGCTGGCGGCTGCGGTGCTGTGGTGCGCCCTGACGCTGGGAACGGACAGGCTGTTCTTCCGCTATGACTGGCGCACACCGGCGTTTTTTGTCTACAAGGCGCTGTTTCTGGTGCTGGCGTTCGGGCTGGTGCACGGCGCGGTGACGCTGGTGCAGAAGCTGCGCGCCGGGGACAAATTTGCCCGGCGGTGGGTGGCCTGGACGCTGCCGTATCTGGCGGTGAATCTGGTCATCCTGCTCATCGTCTGGCCCGGCATCTGGGGCAATGATGATCTGGCCGTGCTGTATCTGGCACGGACGCTGCAGCCCAACTCATGGCAGCACTTTCTGACCAGCGGCGCGTTCATTCTGTCACTGATGTTTGTGCCGATGCCCGGCGGCGTCGTGCTGGTGCAGAACCTGCTCATCAGCGGCATTGTGGGCTGCTTTGCGGCCACGGCGCAGGACCTGGCCGAAAAGCGGCTGACCCGCCCGGTGCGCCCGGCGTGGTTTGCGCTGGTCTACCTGCCGTTTTTGCTGCCGCCCGTGCTGATGCACACCCAGCAGCCCTTCCGCACGACCTGGTCAACGTGGACCGAGCTGTTTTTGGTGTTCATGCTGGCGGCTATGTACCTGCGCGGCACGAAGCTGAACAAAAAGGAACTGGCCGCTATCGTGATTCTGGGCACGCTGGCTGCGTCGTGGCGCAGCGAGTGCGTCTACTATTTGGCCGCCATCCCGGTGCTGCTGGCGCTGCTCTGCGCCCGCAGGCTGCTGCGCCCGCTGGCGGTGGGCGCGGTGACGGCGCTGGTGCTGGTGGGGTATTTCGCCTGCTCCCGCTACAGCAGCGCGCTGATGGGCGAGGCGTGGCAGTACAAGATGATCGCACTGTGCTATCAGACGGCGGCGCTGGTACAGGACGCCGACCCCGTGGAGGACGCCGAGGCGCTGGCCGACATTGACCGCGTGTTTGATGTGGAATTCTGCCGCGCCAACCCCGAGACCCACGGCAATGAACTGCGCGGGGGGATGATCGCCGGGCGCGGCGGCTCGGCGGAGGACTGGTCGGCCTGCCAGAAGGCCATTATAAAGCTGGCCCTCAAGTATCCCAAGAGCATGCTGCGGGAGCGTGCGGGTGTGTTCTACAACACGCTGCGCCAGCGCCAGAACGGCCAGTCCAACCAGAAGATCGCGTTTGCATCGGCATTTTTGCTGTATGAGGGCGAGCCGACGCAGGACGACCAAAAGAGCTTTTTGCAGGACAGCGCCGCCGTGCAGCCGCTGAACAAGGAGCTGCGCCGGGCGTTTATTGTGGATATGGCGTCCAGCACCGACTTTGCGGGCGGGCTGATCGACCTGACGTGGTGGATGCTGCCGCCGTTCGTGCTGCTGGGCCTGGCACTGGCGGTGCTGCTGGTGCAGCGGCGCTGGATGCTGTTTTTTGCCGCAGGCACGTTTTTTGCACGTATCCCGCTTGTGTTTTTGACCGCGCCGGACACCTACTTTATGTACTATCTGACGCCGTTTATCGCCGGGTATGCGGTGGCGGCGGCTGCGGTGCTGTACGCAGTGCTGAAACGGAAATTGAAATCGGAAAGGATCACGGGCTGATGCTTGCACTTTTTTTGCTGCTGGCCCTGCTGCTGGTGCTGGTGGGCCATGCGTTCCGCCTGCTGCGGTGGGAGCAGTTCATCCGCATTTATGAGCGCCCGCCCCGCGGGCAGATGCTGCGCGGCATGGCCGGCGGCTATGCGCTGAACTTTGTGCTGCCGTTCCATCTGGGCGATGCCTTCCGCGCGGTCTACACAGGCCGCAGGATGAAGAGCGGCATCGGCTTTGCGCTGGCGACGGTCATCATGGATCGGTTCCTCGACGTCTGGTTTGTGGCGTTCGGGTTTATTGCGTTCCGGCTGCTGGGGCTGGGCGGTGCGCCGGTGGACGGCGCGGCGCGGTATTACCTTGTGTTCTCGCTGCTGCTGGTGCTGGGATTGGTGCTGGTCGTGGCGCTGCGGGATTTTTTGAAGAAGATCTGCCTTGCGTTCTGCGGGCTGTTCAATGACGCGCTGAAGCTGGACGGCATGATGTTCTTCTGGAGCCTCATCAATACCTTCAAGGATTTGGGCCGCGTGAAAATCGGGCGGCTGGTCGTCAATACACTGCTGATGTGGGCGGCGTATCTGGGCTCCTACACCGCGCTGGCGGCGGCGCTGACCGTGGCCGGGGAGCCGATGCAGCTGGTGGATGTGTTCGGGCTGCTGTTCGGGCGCAACGCCGCGGACTTTGCCGCGCTGCTGCCCGGCGGTGCGCTGGGCACGGCGGCCCCCGCGGCCCGCTGGCTGCTGCTGGCATGGTTTGTGCTGCCGCTGCTGGCCATGTGGGCGGCCACGCTGCTGCCCGAGGGCGTGCGCGGCGCGATGAACCAGGCCACGCAGGCCGCCCCCGCCGGGGAAAGCTACCTGAACCTGCTGCCGCAGGCCGACGAGCATGACCGCGCGGTGTTCTTGAGCCGGTATTTCGGTCTGGAAAACAAGGACTACGTCAAGCGGTTTTTGCTGATGAACCGCGGCATTACGATTTTGGAGGACTACTCCGCCGGGTCGAACGCCACGACGATGCTCTGCATGGACACGCAATCGACGTTCTACCGCAAATATGCCTTTGGCAAGGACGGCGCAAAGCTGGCCGAGCAGCTCGACTGGCTGCGTGCCCAGCAAGACCGCCTGCCGCTGTGCGATATTCTGCGCAGCGAGGAGGCCGACGGCTGCTGCTGGTACGACATGGTCTACAACCCGCAGGCCGTGGGGATGTTCCGCTACCTGCACTCGAACCCCGTGGAAAAGAGCCGCGCCATCCTGCGTGCGGTGCTGGCGACGCTGGAGGATAAGCTCTACAAGCCGACGGCGGTCCCGGCGGACGCGGAGAAAATCGAAAAGTACATCGAGACGAAGGTTGACGGCAACCTGAAAAAGCTGCATGAGGACCGGATGCTGCGCGAGCTGATGAGCTATGACACGCTGCGCATCAACGGCGTGGAGTACAAGAACCTGCCCGCGCTGGACTGGATGTTTGACCATGACCGGCTGCGCAACCTGTTTGCGAAGGACCCTGTGGGCATGATCCACGGCGACCTGACGATTGAGAACATCATCTGCCGCACCGACAACGACAGCTGGTATCTGATCGACCCGAATACCGGCAATCTGCACGAAAGTCCGTTCCTGGATTACGGCAAGCTGCTGCAAAGCCTGCACGGCAGCTACGAATTTATGATGAAAACGCCGCGCGTGGCCGTGCAGGACAACCGTATTGACTTCCAGCTGACGCGCAGTGCGGCCTATGACGCGCTGCTGGCCGCCGTGATGGAGGATCTGAGCGCCCGCTACCCGCGGGAGCAGGTCGAGAGCATTCTGATGCACGAGGTCATCCACTGGCTGCGGCTGATGCCCTACAAGCTGAACAAGGACCGCAAGCGCGCGGCAATGTTCTACGCCGGGCTGGTCATGGTCGCCAACGATGTGGTGGATTTTTCGGAGCATAAAAAGGAGACACTATGCTGATTTGCGTGGATCTGGACGGGACCCTGCTGGACACAGTGCCGGCCAACGCGGCATCCTACCGCGCGGCACTGGAGGAGCTGGGCTTTACCGTGACCGATGAATATTACGCCGAGCGCTGCAACGGCGGACATTACACACGGTTCCTGCCGCCGCTGATGGGCGGCGCGCCGAGCGCCGCCGATGTGGAGCGCGTGCATGACAGGAAAAAGGCGCTGTACAGTGACTTTCTCGATGCGGTGCGCCCGAACACGGCACTGATGGAAATTTTGAAAACGATGCGCGCCGCCGGGCATGACCTGGCCTGCGTGACCACCGGCAGCAAACAGAACGCTACCGAGGTGCTGGAGCATTTCGGGGTGCGGGAATGGTTCGGCTTGATCGTGACCGGGGAGGACGTGGAAAAGCAGAAGCCCGACCCGGAAGGGTATTGCCGGGCGATGGAGCATTTCCGCGTTACGCCCGCCGATACAATGATCTTTGAGGACTCGGGCATCGGCCTGACCGCGGCCAAGGCCAGCGGGGCAAGGGTATTCAGGGTGGAGCAGTTTTAAGAGCTGTGATGCAGGGAAAACCTTGTTCGCACGCAGAATATGCAGCCGGCCGCAAGGCCCCCGGGCGGATATGGAATCCGCCCCTACGGTGTAGGGGTCGATGCTCGCATCGACCCGGAAAATGCACGGCGCGGCAAGGTTGACGGGCGAACAATGTTCGCCCCTACAAAAACAGCCCCGGAAGGCAGTTGCCTTTCGGGGCTGTTGTACTTGTGATGGAAAATCAGGCCTTCGCGTCCGGGCGGACGATGTCACGGATGACGTTGACGATGTTGTCAGCGGTCAGGCCGTAGTCACGCAGGACCTCATTGGCGGGGCCGGAGTGACCGAACTGATCCATGACGCCGATGCGGCGCACGGGGACGGGCAGCTTCTCGCTGACGACGGAGCAGACGGCCTCGCCCAGGCCGCCGATGATGCTGTGCTCCTCGACGGTGATGATGCGGCCGCACTCGCGGGCGGCGGTCAGGATGATCTCCTCGTCGATGGGCTTGATGGTCGGCATATTGATGACGCGGACGTTCATGCCCTGGCGCTTGGCCAGCACGGCGGCGCGCAGAGCCTCGTTGGTCATCAGGCCGGTGGAGATGACGGCAATGTCATAGCCGTCGGTCAGCTTCTCGCCCTTGCCGATCTGGAACTCGTAGGTCTCGGGATCGTGGAAAACGGGCGTGGCCAGACGGGAGAAGCGCAGGTAGACGGGACCCTGATAGTTGTAGGCGGCGATGACGGCGGCGCGGGCCTCCACATCGTCAGCCGGGCTCAAGACCACCATGCCGGGGATCGAGCGCATGAGGGCGATGTCCTCGCAGCACTGGTGGGACGCGCCGTCCTCACCGACGGAGAGCCCCGCGTGGGTGGCAGCGATCTTGACGTTCAGGTGCGGGTAGCCGATGGAGTTGCGGATCTGCTCAAAGCCGCGGCCCGCAACGAACATGGCAAAGCTGGACACGAAGGGGACATAGCCCATCGTGGCCATACCGGCGGCGACGCCGACCATGTTCTGCTCGGCAATGCCGCAGTCAAAGTGACGATCCGGGTACTCCTTGCGGAAGATTTCGGTTTTGGTGGCAGCGGCCAAGTCGGCGTCAAAAACCACCAGATTGTCAGCGCCCTGCTGGGCCAGCTCTACCAGCGTGTTGCCGTAGCTGACACGGGTAGCAATTTTTTTAATATCAGCCATTGTTGAACTCGATCTCCTTTTCCAGCGTGGCGTGGGCGGCGCGCAGCTCGGTCATAGCCTGGGCGTATTCTTCGTCGTTGGGGGCCTTGCCGTGCCAATCGACGGCGTTTTCCATGAAGCTGACGCCCAGACCCTTGGTCGTGCGCAGCAGGAAGCAGGTGGGCTTGCCGCTGCCGTGGGACAGGTCAAACATCTTGAAGGCCTGCTCCAGATCGGAGAAGGAGTTGCCGTTGCAGACGATGGTGTTGAAGCCGAAGGCATCCATCTTGTGGTCCAGCGGCTCGGAGTTCATGACGTCGCGGGTCGCGCCGTCGATCTGCAGGCCGTTGACATCGATCATGATGCACAGGTTATCGAGCTTGTAGTGGTTGGCGAACATGAAGGCCTCCCAGCATTCGCCCTCCTCGATCTCACCGTCGCCCAGCAGGGTGTAGACGTTGATGTCGCTGCCGGACTTCTTGGCCGCCAGCGCCATGCCGCAGGCGGCAGAAACGCCCTGGCCCAGGCTGCCGGTGCTCATATCGACACCGGGCACGGTGTTCATGTTGGGGTGCCCCTGCAGGTAGCTGTTGGAGTGGCGCAGGGTGGGCAGGTCGGCCACCGGGAAGAAGCCGCGCTCCGCCAGCGTGGCATACAGGCCGGGGGCGCAGTGGCCCTTGCTAAGTACAAAACGGTCGCGGTTGGGGTCCTGCGGCTGTTCGGGGTCAATGCGCATCTCGCGGAAATACAGATAGGTCAGAACGTCCGCTGCGGACAGGCTGCCGCCCGGATGACCGCACCCGGCACCGTGGGTGGCTTCGATCACACCCATGCGCACGCGGGTCGCAGTCAGTTTTAACTGCAGCGTTTCCAGTTTTGTCATAGCTAAGCTCCTCCGGTCACTTATGGTAAAATCGGGCAGTATATATGGATACTGCTACACAATATACTATCTTATATTATACACGTTTCGCGGAATCCCGCAACATTTTTTTACAAATTTCGTGAAAAAAGGCTGTTTTGGAACATTCGCGGTAAAGTTGACACGCCCAAAAGCCCGCTGTTATGCACCCTTTGTGCGTAATGCCAAAAAATGGGGCGATTCGTACATAAACTACAGCAAAAAGCATCTTGCACAAAGCGGGCATTTGTGGCATAATTTAAGTACAGCCGCGGTGCGGAAAGCCCATGATATGAGGCAGCCGCCCGGCCCACACTACAAGATATGGGAGGGAAAGAGAGTGCCCAACGGGATCTACATCCAGACTGAGTACCACGGCAAGCTTATCCGCAAAATCGTCTGCAATGGGGATGAACGGTGGTTTATCGGCTCCAACTGCGCCGTGACCTTCCTGTCCATGGACGACTGCATGGCCGCCATTGACCGCCTGTAATTGTAAAAAGGAAGTCTGCCGCACGCCGTCCTTTGGGGGATGACGTGCGGCTTTTTGCATTTGTATACGAGGTTTGTATGAAAAAACGGAACTGGCGTCTGATGCTGCGCCGGGTGCTGAACCTGGTGTTCAGCCGCATTGTTGTGACCGGCGTGCTTCTGCTGCTGCAGGCGTTCTGGCTGTTTGCGCTGTTCTACTGGCTGGCGGACTACGCCAAATGGTTCGGCGGCGTGGGCGTTGCCATGAGCGTTATCATGTGCCTGGCGCTGATCCGGCAGGATTCCACGGTGCCGGAGTTTAAGATCAGCTGGATGATCCTGTTTTCCGTTATGCCGGTGCAGGGCGGCATTTTGTACCTGCTGTGGGGCGATAAGCGCCCGGCGCTGGGCTTGCGCCACCGGCTGGAGCGCGCCGAGGACGCAATGGCCCCGGCGCGGAAGGACGACCCCGACGCCGCGGCGGCCTTGCAGCGGCAGGACCCCCGCGCCGCGCTGACGGCCCGCTACCTGCACGACTACGGCCCGATGCCGGTCTGCGGCGGCACGGCGGCGAAATATTACCCGGACGGGCAGAGCATGTTTGCCGATATGCTGCCCGCATTGCAGGGGGCACAGCACAGCATTTATGTGGAGAGCTTTATCATCGGCATGGGCGAGATGTGGGGGCAGATCCACGAGATTTTGCGCCGGAAGGCCGCGGCAGGGCTGGACGTGCGGGTCATCTACGACGACGCGGGCTGCCTGAGCCTGCTGCCCCACAACTACGCCGAGATGATGCGGGCCGACGGCATCCGGGCGTTCAGCTTCAACCGCTGCGTGCCGGTGCTGAACCTGGTCATGAACAACCGCGACCACCGCAAGATCATGGTCATCGACGGACAGATCGCCTTTACGGGCGGCGTGAATCTGGCGGACGAGTATATCAATAAAATCGTGCGGTTCGGCTACTGGAAGGACAGCGGCGTCCGGCTGGATGGCCCCGGCGCAGCGAGCCTGGCAAACATCTTTTTGACGTTCTGGAAGGCAAAGTACCCCGACGAGGACCTGGACGCGGGCTGTGACCTGCCCGCCGCCGTGCCTGTGGAAACGGACTGTCTGGTGCAGCCCTTTGCCGACAGCCCGGTGGACCGCGAGGCTGTAGCGAAGAATGTGTATCTGGAGCTTATCAACCAGGCGCAGAAGCGGCTGTACATCTGCACGCCGTACCTGATTCTGGACAACGACCTGCTGTCCTGCCTGCGGCTGGCGGCCAAGCGCGGCGTCGATGTGCGCATCTACACGCCCGGTGTGCCGGACAAGCCGACGATCTACCAGCTGACGCGGAGCTATTTCCCGCATTTGCTGCGGGCAGGCGTTAAAATTTACAGCTACACGCCGGGTTTTCTACACGCCAAGACCTGGCTGGTGGATGACCGCATTGCCGCGGTGGGCACGGTGAATCTGGATTACCGCAGCCTGTACCTGCATTTTGAGAACGGCGTGCTGCTCTACGGCGGCGCGGTGCTGGACGATGTGCGGCGCGATCTGGCGGAGATCGAAAAGGGAAGTGCCGCGGTGACGCTGGCGGACTGTCGGACCGGATTTTTTGGCACGCTGTACAGCGCGGTGCTGCGGCTGGTGGCACCGTTGTGCTGAAGGCGGGAGGCTTGCGGAGGATACCCGCTTAGGGGAGCCTGCCGTGAACCCGCCCCTCATCCGGCCCTGCGGGGCCACCTGCTCCCCTTCTGGCGCTACGCGCCACCTCCCCCGTACCGGGGGAGTCTGTCCCCAAGGGGGAAGGCAGGGGGGAGTCCCCGACGACGCGGGGGCTTCCGCTGACGCAAACGGGCACGGAGCGGTCAAGACCGCTCCCTACAAGGCACCCGTGTATGGCAGACCGTAGGGAGGGGTCTTGACCCCTCCGGGAAAGTGGACCGCTGACGCAAACGCCCCGGAAACAGGCGGCGGTGTAAGCTGGCGGGCGAGCAATGCTCGCCCCTACAAGAGTTTTTTGACATTCTGAGAAATACGCAAAGCCCGTCCCGGGTCAGACCGGGGCGGGCTTTGTGGTTTCAGGAGGCGTATTCGCGCTCCAGCGTTTCTATAAAATGTACCGGGTCGATGATGCGCAGGCCGTCGGCGTTGGGGGCGGCGGGTGTCCAGCGGGAAAGCGGAAAGAGAAGCGGAAGTCCGGTTTTTGGGATTGCCAGGCGGGAATTTGCAAAAATATATTGACAACTATATGTTGTTGCATTAAGATGAGAGTAACCAACAATACCTGACAGGAGCGGCAACATATAAGGAGGACAGCGATGGACTATAAGGAAAAAGTGGAGTGGCTGGGTCGCTATCAGGCGTCTGTCAGCTGCCAGCACATGCTGGAAGAAGAAATCGAGGTGCTGCGCAGCGACGCCGAGCGGGTGACGGCCTGCATGAGCGGCATGCCCGGGCGCAGCGGCCCTAACGCGGACAGGCTGCCGCGGGCCGTAGAACGTATCGAAGAAGCGCAGAAAAGGCTGGAACAACAGCTGGAAAGCTGCATGGAAACGCGCGCGGAGATTATGTGCGGCATCATGACGGTGCGGGATAGGCCGGGGCAGGAGGTACTGCGCCGCCGCTATGTGATGGGGCAGAATTTTTCGGAAATCGCGGAGGCGATGGGGGTAGTTCAGCGCCGGGCGTACCAGCTGCACCGGACGGCTGTGGAGGGGATGGCCGTGCCGAAGCGGGCGTGAAAAAGATTTCAGTAAATTTCCCGAAGATTTCGCAAAATTTCATTGTATTTCACAACCAACAGTGGTAATATGATACCATCGAAACTCGTGAGAGGAAGTGATTCCTCCCGCGGGTTTTTTTATACCCATTCGGGAAAAGGAGGGATGCCGTTGTGTGAGATCGACGCGGACCATGTGCTGGACGAGCTGGCCGAGATCGCCTTTGCCGTCCCCGGCGAGGAGGGCGGTCTGCCGGTCAAGGTGGCCGACAAGCTGCGCGCGCTGGAAATGCTGTACAAGCATCTGGGCCTGGGCGACGGGGCGAAAACAGAGGGGGTGGTCATTGTGGACAGTGAAAGTTAGGAGAGAGAAGAGAGGAGAGAGGCGCCAAGGTGGAAGTGCGGCTGAAGGAGAAGATACCCGGCGTGTTCTGGCCCGTGCATCAGGCGATACGGCGCGGCGAGGTGACAGAGGTCGTGGCCAAGGGCGGGCGCGGGTCCGGTAAGTCGAGCTATCTTTCGATGGAGCTGGTCTGGCAGCTGCTGCGCCACCCGGACTGCCACGCCGTGGTGCTGCGCAAGATCGGCGGCACACTGCGCAACAGCGTGTACAACCAGATCGTATGGGCCATCGGGGAGCTGGGGTGCGCGGGGTATTTCCGCTGCACGGTCAGCCCGATGGAGTGCACCTATCTGCCCACCGGACAGAAGATCTTATTCTTCGGGACGGACGACCCGGGCAAGCTCAAGAGCTTAAAGCTGCCGTTCGGCGCTGTGGGCATTTGTTGGTTTGAGGAGCTTGACCAGTTCGACGGCCCCGAGGAGGTGCGCAACGTCGAGCAGACCGTGCTGCGCGGCGGCAGCTGGACGCTGACGTTAAAGAGCTTCAACCCGCCGGCCATGGCCCGCAGCTGGGCCAACCGCTACGCGCTGGAGACCCGCCCCGGCAAGCTGGTGCACCATTCGACCTACCGCGATCTGCCGCGGGCCATGCTGGGCGAGCGGTTCTGGGCCGACGCCGAGCACCTGCAGCGGACGAACCCGGCGGCGTTCCGCCATGAGTACGGCGGCGAGGTCGTGGGCAGCGGCGCGGCGGTGTTTGCCAATTTGCAGCTGCGGGCCGTGCCGGACGACGAGCTGGAACGGTATGACCGCGTCTACTACGGCGTGGACTGGGGCTGGTACCCCGACCCCTGGGCCTACAACGCCGCGGCCTACGATGCGGCGCGGCGGGTGCTGGTGATTTTTGACGAGCTGACGCGCAGCCGCACGCCGAACCGCGAGACGGCAGAGCTTTTGCTGGCGCGCGGCGCGGGCACGGACGGCCCGCTGACGGCGGATGCCGCCGAGCCGAAATCCTGCGCCGACTACCGCGCCGCCGGGCTGCCCTGCCGCGCAGCCCAGAAGGGCCCCGGCAGCGTGCGCGAGAGCATGAAGTGGCTGCAGGGGCTGGCGGCGATCATCATTGACCCGGTGCGCTGCCCGGCCACGGCGGCGGAGTTCAGTGAGTACGAGTACGAGCGCGACCCGCGGACGGGCGAGGTGCTGCCGGGCTACCCCGACGTGAACAACCACCACATTGACGCGGTGCGGTACGCGGTGGAGGGGGTGTGGAGAAGGAGAGGAAGCTAAAATGTGTTGCGCATGTAGGGGCCACACATGTGCGGCCCGCAGCCTGGCGAAAAAGAAAGTCTGCGGGAAGGCCGCGGGCCGGGCATGCCCGGCCCCTACCGCGTGGCAATGAAGAAAGGAGAGGATGATTTGCAATCCTATTTGGAACAGGCATTTGGGAAAAGTGACGTTACATCTGTCAAAATGCGGGCGGCGGTGCGGGAATGGTTTGATCTGTACTACGGCGTGCCGCGCGCGGGCGAGGATACCGCGCCCCGTGTGGCGGCGCTGATCGTCGGCAAGCTCTGCCGCACGGTCTTTGCCGAGTATGAGACCCGCCTGCCGCCCGAGGCACCGGACCCGCTGCGCCGCAGCCTGTCGGCGCTGAACGCGGCAGCCAAGACCGCGATGCAGTACGCGCTGGTGGGCGGAGAGTGTCTGCTGAAACCGGTGCCGCGGGACGGGGCGTTCGACTTTGCGGCCATCCGGCGCGACTGCTACGTGCCGCTGGCCCGCGACGCCCACGGCAGTCTTCTGGCCGTCGGCACGATGGAGCGGCACAGCGTCGATGGGCGGCAGTACGCGCTTTTGGAGCGCCGCACCGCGGGCGCGGACGGCCTGACCATCGAAACGCGGCTGTTTGAGCTGAACGGCCAGACATTGGGCCGCTGTGTGCCGCTGGCCACGCTGCCCGCCTGTGCGGAGCTGGTCCCGCAGCTTGTGCTGCCGGGGGTGCAGGGCGTCGGGCTGGCCGTGCTGAAAACGCCGCTGATGAACTGTGTGGACGGCAGCACCGACGCGGTCAGCATCTACGCCCCGGCGGCGGGGCTGCTGCACGCACTGGCCCGCTGCGAGGAGCAGCTGAACGCCGAATTTGCGAACGGTGCGTCCCGCGTTTTTGCGTCGGAGGACCTGCTGCGCCCCGATGCCCAGGGCCGCCGTGCGCTGCAGGACGATCTGTTTGTCGGCCTGCCGGACGACCCGGCCAATGTCGGCGTGACGGTCTACAGCCCGGCATTGCGGGAGGGCAGCTATCTGGCCCGCAAGCAGGATCTTCTGCGCGGGTGTGAGAGCCTGCTGGGCCTGCGCCGCGGCATTCTGAGCGAGGTCGAGACCCCCGCCGAGCCGCGCACGGCGACGGAGATCGCCGCAACGTCGGTGGACTACGACCTGACGATCCGCGACCTGCAGAGCGCGTGGACGGATGCGGTGCAGCAGGCCATGGCGCTGTGCGGTGCGCTGGGCGCGGTGTACGGGCTGGACGGTCTGCCGCAGACCGCAGCCCCGGCTATCGACTGGGGCGACGGTGTTTTGTATGACCGTGCGCGTATCTGGGCCGAGCAGCGTGAGCTGGTGGACGCGGGGCTTCTGCGCCCCGAGCTGGCACTGGCGTGGTATTTTGATCTGCCGCATGAGACCGAGGCGGAGCTGGCAGAGATTCGCCGCCGGTTTATGGGCGATGCAGGGCGGGCGCAATGAGCCTGCCGTGCAGTGCGGCGGGGGTTAGGTCACCCCGCCCTACGATGCTGCAGAAAGTGAGGTGAAATACAATGGAGAACGAGCAGAACAAGCCGATGCAGACCCCCGCGCCCTATGCCGCGGGGACCGGCAGCGTGCCGGTAGCGCTGGACCGCGACGCCTTTGCGCGGATGGGGTACCGGGAGAGACTGGCGCTGAAGAAGGAGAACCCGGAGGTCTATAAAGAGTTGAGGAAGTGAGGGGCGGCATCTTGGCCCCCTCGCAGAGGGAGGCAAGAAAGCAGCCCCACCCTGCAAAGCAAACCGTGAAAGGGGCAACCAACGGAAACCGGCGGGCCGGGCATGCGGCCCCTACCGTACAAAAGTAAAAACACAAAAAAGGAGAAACTATATGTCTGATTTCATCACGAAGCTGTCCGAACTGATCGACCCTGAGGTTATGGGAGATATGGTGTCCGCGCGCATCCCGAAGAAGCTGCGCGTGGCACCGTTTGCCAAAATTGACGATACGCTGCAGGGCGTGCCCGGCGATACCATCACCGTGCCCGCTTACACCTACATCGGCGATGCCTCCGACGTGGCCGAGGGCGGCGAGGTCGCCATTGAGAAGATGACGACCTCCACCCGCAAGGCCACCATCAAAAAGGCCATGAAGGGCATCGGCCTGACCGACGAGGCCGTGCTGTCCGGCTACGGCAACCCGGTGGGCGAGGCCAACACCCAGCTGGCGCAGGCCATTGCCGCCAAGGTCGACAATGACTGCATGGACGCTTTGCAGACCGCAAGCCTGATCTACGACGGCAGCCAGGCCCAGATCAGCTACAACGCCATCGTCGATGCTGTTGACCTGTTTGAGGAGGAGATGGGCTGCTCCGACAAGGTGCTGTTCATCCACCCGAAGCAGGTCACCCAGCTGCGCAAGAACCCCGACTTCCTGAGCGCCGACAAGTACACGCCCGGCGTCAGCCTGACCGGCGAGATCGGCATGATCGCGGGCTGCCGCCTTGTGCCCAGCAAGAAGGTCCCGCTGACCGAAGGCGTCTACGCCTGCCCCATCGTCAAGCTGGAGGCCGACCCCGAGGTCGACGACGAGATCCCGGCGCTGACCATCTACCGCAAGCGCGAGGTCAACATTGAGACCGAGCGCAAGCCCAAGACCCGCACAACCGAAATCACGGCGGACGAATTTTACGTCGCTGTGCTGTCCAATGAGGCTAAGGTCGTGCTGGCAAAGTTCAAGGCGTAAGGGGGCGTGCGCGTGCCGGATTATACCTTTTACGTAGAGGATTACCTGGGCGAGGACATCCCGGAGAAGGAGTTTCCCCGCTTCATCAGACGCGCCGGGAACGAGCTGCGCCGTATGCGGGAGATGTACGTCGTGGCCCCGCGCCAGGGGCTGGACCCGGAGCTGGCCGAGAGCATGGCGCTCTGCGCTGTGGCCGACGCAATGTACGAGTTCGCGCAGGAGGACGAAGCCCGGGGCATTGCGAAGGTGAGCGTCGGCAGCGTGAGCGAGACCTACACCGCGCCGCCCGAGCTGTGCTCCCGCACGCTGGCAGACCGGGCGGCGCATTTCCGCCACGAGGCGGGCTACTATCTGCGGATCGGGCGGTGGCTGCCCCATGAATAAGCTGTACCGCGATACCGTGACGCTCTACCACGCCGACGCGTCGGCGCAGACCGTGGTGCGCACCGTACTGCGGGGCGTCTGCTGGCAGCAGGGCCGCCGGGAGCTGCCCGACGCAGGCGGCACACGCCGGGGCACGGCGCTGCTGGTGGTCATCCCGGAGACGACGGCCCAGTACGGCGCGGACTATACGCTGGCACCGGGGGACAGGCTGTTCCCCGGCGAGGGCCCGGCGCTGACCTGGGCCGACTGGCCGGGCTTTGTGCCCGCGGCGGTGGAGGGTGCGGCGCTGGTGCAGTACGTGCTGCCGATGCGGCTGCGCGGTAAACCGCACCATGTCGAGGCCGGTGCCTGGTGGAACGGAAGCGGAACGGGCGTGAGGAGCCTGACGAGGTGAGAATTTTTTTGGCTTCTCCCCCGGGGGAGAAGCTGCCGCCCGCAGGCGGCTGACGAGGGGCGAGCTTGCGTGGCCGAACGATGAAAGGGAGGGCCGCGCGAAGTCTGCCCTCATCCGGCGCTGCGGCGCCACCTTCCCCCGAGGGGGAAGGCTTTAGAGAAGGAGGCAAACCATGCTTACAAAAATGACGGCCTTTCTGGCCCGGGCCCCTGCCCTGCAGGGGCTTTCTTTGACGGTGGGGGACGTTGGCCCCGCGCCGTACACGGCGGGGCTGTGGTGCCGGGGCATCACGGTGCTGGGCCGGCGGGAAAACCTGCTGGGCCGCGTGACACAGCGCTGCCGGGCGGAGTTCACGCTGCGGCTCTGCCTGCCGCGCACCGATGCCGACAACGCCGCGCGGCTGCTGGATCTGCAGACCTGGGCGGCAGCGGAGAGCGCCGCAGGCCGCGGGCCGGTGTTGGGCAACGCGGGGCGCGAGGTCCTGCGCGCCGAGCAGGGCCGTATGGAGCGCGCCGACGCAGGCGGCACGGCGGTCTACACCGTGCGTTTACAAGCGGAATACACACAAGTTTATACGGAGGAAACCACATGAAAATTGAACGCAAGTACATGGCCCACTACCTGAACGCCGCCTTTGGCAGCGGCGACGCCAGCTACACCCGCCTGGGCAGCGATCTGGAGGAATACTCCCCCGAGCTGACCGCGAACGTGGAGAAAAAGTCGAATATCGTCGGTGAGACGACGGTTACGATCAACGGCTACCAGAAACAGGGCGAGGTCAGCCCCTACTACGCCGAGCCGGGCGACCCGCTGTTTGAGCGTCTGCAGGCCATCATCGACGGTGATCTGGTGCTGGATGACCTGAAAACCGACATCGTCGAGGTCAAGCTCTGGGACAAGGATACGGCGGGGGCGTACCCCGCAGTGCGCGAGGAATGCTACATCGAGGTCGTCAGCTACGGCGGCGACACCACCGGCTACCAGATCCCGTTCAACGTGCATTACACCGGCGTCAAGACGAAGGGCAAGTTTGACCCGGCAGCCAAGAAGTTTACGCAGGCGTGACAGGCAAAAGAGCGGCTGCCGGAAGGCTGCCCCTCATCCGGCGCTGCAGCGCCACCTTCAGTCTACGCGCTAAAAGCCGCCTTCGGCGGTTGCGCTCCGACACGCGCTTGCGAGCGCAGCCCCTCGGGGAAGGCTTTGAAGAAAGGAGAATACGATGGAGCTGAACATTGACACCGGCGTGGAGGAATTCCGCGTCAACGGGCGCGGGGTGCTGCGCTTTAACCCGGCAGACCCGAACCTCTACCACCGCTTTTTTGCGGCGGGGGCAGAGCTTGACGGCTACGACGCCGCGCTGACAAAGGCGCTGGCGGCGCTGGACGGCGACGAGCAGCAGCGCGCCGCGGCGGGGCTGGCCCTGCTGAACGAGTACGACGGCAAGATCAAAAAGCTGTTGACCGGCATTTTTGGCGCGGAGAACGACTTTGACGCGATCCTGGGCGGGGTGAACCTGGCGGGCGTCGGGGCCAACGGCAAGCGTGTGGTGCAGAACCTTTTGGAGGCGCTGACGCCGATCCTGCGCGAGGGCGCCGAGCGCCGCCTGACCGCTGCCGCCGATGCCGCCGCAGCCCGGGCCGATGCCGCCCGCGCCGAGCGGGGCGCAGTATGACCGGGGCGTGGGGACTGCCGATGCAGGCGGAACTGGGCGGCGTGCGGTATGCCATCCGCAGCGATTACCGCGACGTGCTGGAGCTGCTGCGCTGGCTGAACGGCCAGGCAGACCCGGCGCTGGACCAGAGCGAGCGCTGGTACGTGGCCATGCGGCTGTTCTACCCGGAGTTTGCCGCGCTGCCGCAGTCGCTTTGGCCCGATGCCACGCAGTTTTTGACGGAGTTTTTGGCGGCGGGCCGCCGCGAGCAGCCCCGCCCCGGCCCCGCGCTGATGGACTGGCAGCAGGACGCACCGCTGATCGCCGCGGGCATCAGCAAGGCCGCGGGGCAGGATGTGCGCACGCTGCCCTACCTGCACTGGTGGAGCTTTCTGGCGTGGTTCGATGCCATCGGCGAGGGGAGCTTTGCGACGGTGGTGGCCATCCGTGATAAGCTGCGCCGCGGCAAGCGGCTGGAAAACTGGGAGCTGGACTATTACCGCACCCACCGCGCCGTGGTGGAGCTGCGGGGCGTGGAGAGCGCCGAGGAACAGGCGGAGAAAAAGCGGCTGCTGGCGCTGCTGGGAGGATGAGGCTGACGTGCAGGAAATGTGCGCTGTACGGTAAGCAGCCGCTTGTGGGAAGCATGCGGGCCGGGCGTGCCCGGCCCCTACAGGGCAATGGGTATTCAGGAGAGGAAGTGAGGATACACGACGGAATTGACTTTTGACGAGCTGTCAACGCTGAAGCAGCCCTCGGCGTCCCTGCGCACGGCGCTGGATAGAATTTCTGCGGCGCTGGGGAGCGTGGGCGACGCCGGGCAGCAGGCGCGCAGCGTTGTGGACGAGCTGCGCGTGTCGCTGCGGGCTGCGGCGGCACAGAGCGTGAAATCGGCCCGCAGTCTGGCAAAATTTGACGAGATCAACCGTCTGTCCGCTCCGGCGGAGGACAAAACGGCGGCGCCGGAAAAGCAGAAAAAGGCCGCCGAGGCCGCGGCGAAGGCCGAGAAGGCCGCAAGATCCACCACCGGCACCGCGGCACGCCGCAGCGGTACAGCGGGCAGCGACCTGAGCGGCCTGACGGCAGTCTGGCAGAGTGTGCTGGAGAGCCTGCGCGGTGCGTGGGCGGATTTCTGGGCGTACCTGCAGGAATTTTTTGCACCGTTCGCCGCGGCGTGGCAGACGGTTTGGCAGGGACTTTCCGCGGCGGCAGCCGGCGTATGGGAGCAGCTCTGCGCGGCGCTCTCTACGGTGGTCCAGCCCGCGCTGGCGCTGCTGGACACGGTCTGGCAGGGGCTTTGGGCGGGCATGGAGCAGGCGTGGGCCGCCTACGGCCAGCCGATTCTGGACGGCCTTGCGCAGGGGTGGCAGAACATCGTCGGCATCGTTTCGGCGCTGTGGAGCGAGGTGCTGCAGCCTGTGCTGGTGCAGCTGTTTGACCTGCTGGGTGCGCTCTGGACCGCGCACCTGCAGCCGCTCTGGAACGAGCTGACGGCGTGCCTCGGCGCGGTGACAACACTGCTGCTGACGCTGTGGAATACCGTGCTGGCCCCGTTTGTGCAGTGGCTCATCACGGCGCTGGCCCCCGTGGCTGTGCAGGTGTTTGCGGCGCTGGGCACGGCGGTGACCGGTGCGGCGGGCATCATTGCGGACGGCATCACGATTGCGCTGGCGGTGCTGCGCGGTATGGCCGACTTTTTGACCGCCGTGCTGCGGGGCGAGTGGGACGCTGCCTGGGCTGCGATGGCCGCGACGGTCTCTACCGTGTGGGGGCGCATCGTCTCCATTGTGCAGACGGCGGTCTCCACGGTGCTGGGCGTTGTGCGCAGCATGGTCGCGGCCATTGCGGCGGCCATCAACGGGCTGCTGTCGGCCATCGGACGTGCCAAAAGCATGGCGGGCAGTGTGCTGGGCGGCGCGGGCAAGCTGGTCAGCAGCCAAAGTGCGCTGCCCGGGCTGGGCTACGCGGCGTCGGTGCCGGTCCCGGCGCTGGCGCAGGGGGCGGTCATCCCGCCGAACCGCCAGTTTTTGGCGATGCTCGGTGACCAGACAACCGGCACGAACGTGGAAGCGCCGCTGGCGACCATCAAGCAGGCCATGGCGGAGACGCTGGCCGGCTGGCAGGGCAGCGCGGACGGCCAGCCCATCAACATTTACATCGGCGAGGAGCTGCTGGACAGCGTCATCGCCAACAGCCAGAATCGCCGCGCCCTGCGCAGCGGCGGGAGGTGAAGCGTGGAAATTCTGAACATTGACGGCACGGCGCTGCCCGCGCCGAGTGCGTACAAGGTGCAGCTCTCCGATCTGGACAGCAGCGGCACGGGCCGCACCGAGGACGGCGTTCTTGTGCGGGAGCGGGTGCGCGGCGGCGTGGCAAAGATCAGCGCCGGCTGGGCGGCACTCTCGACGGCGGACTGCGCTAAGGTGCTGAACGCCACAGCCCCGGACAGCATGACCGTGCAGTATTTTTTTGGCGGCGTGCGCACGGCGAAGATGTACGCCGGGGACCGCACCGCCGACCTGAAGGCCGCCCGCGACGGGCAGGCCGTGTGGGAGGTGGCGGTGAATCTGATCGAGTTTTAATGCAGAATTTTGCAGGTGGTAGGGGCCGGACATGTCCGGCCCGCGGCCTTACCGCAACAGGCCGTCTATGGGATGGCTGCGGGCGGGGCATGCCCCGCCCCTACTTGGATGTGGAAACGAGGTGAGTGACAATTTATTCCGTATCGGATGCCTACAAAACCGCGATCCGCGCGCGGACGCGGACCGACCGGGTGACGGGCACGCTGACGCTGACAAACGGCACGGTGCTGAATCTGGACGCGGCAGACCTCATGAGCGGGTCGCTGACGCTGGACAACCAGTGCGTCACGGGGGAGGAGCTGGTCTTTGGCTGCGCCTACCTCGGCCAGGCGGCGCTCAACCTGCGCACCGACCTGAGCCGCTATGCGTTTTACGGCGCAAAGCTCGTGCTGCACTACGGCCTGCAGCTGCCCGGCGGGCGGTGGGAGACCGTGCCGCTTGGCGTTTACACGGTGGCCGAGGCCGAGCGGCGCGCGCTGTATGTGAGCATCAAGGCCTATGACAACATTCTGGCCTTGCAGCAAAAATACGATGGTACGACGATGCAGGGCACGGCCTATGCGTTGCTGGGGCAGATCGCGGCGGCCTGCGGGCTGACGCTGGGCCAGACCGAGGCCGAGATCGGCGCACTGAACCCGAACGCTGCCCTCGTCTGCCAGCTGAGCGGCACGGACGGCCTGTCTACCTGGCGGGAGTGCGCCGCCGCTGTGGCACAGCTGGTGGGCGGCTTTGCGGCGGCGGACCGCGCGGGGCGGCTGGTGCTGCGCACCTTTGCCGAAAAGCCCTGTGCCGCGCTGACCGCGGCGGCGCGCAGCGAGGCGGCGGTCTCGGATTTTGCCTGCCACTACGCGGCGCTGAGCATCGAGACCGACGACGGCAGCTTTGCCGCGGGCCGCAGCCAGGATACCGGCCTGACGATGCGCATTTCCAACATGACGCTGGCCGAAAAGGGTCTGCCCGCCACACGGCAGCAGATCACCGACAACCTGTTTGCGGCGCTGCAAAGGCTGGACTACGTCCCGGCCACCGTGACGATGCCCGGCGACCCGGCGTTTGAGCCGGGGGACCGCGTGGCGCTGCCGATGGAGGACGGCACTGCGCCCGAGATGCTTGTGACGCATTTCGTCTGGCGCTACCGCGGGCGGCAGACCTTAAAGGGCGTGGGCCGCAACCCTTACTTAGGCGGCACAACGGACGGCGCGACGGAAAAAGCGCTGCGCCGCTTACAGAACAGCGCCGAGAGCAAGCGAATCGTGTATTACAGCTTCACGAACCCGGC